CAGAGGTATAAAGGATCTATAGTAAACTCGTATACCTATGTTAAAGCGATTGCAGAAGAACTCCGTGGTCTTGCAGTTGAAACTAATGTACCTATCGTCACCGCTACTCAGACGACTCGTTCTGGCTTTGGGAGTAGTGATGTTGATCTTACTGATACAAGCGAAAGTTTTGGGCTTCCCGCAACTGCTGATCTTATGTTTGCTCTTATTTCTACGGAGGAATTGGAGGAGATGAATCAGATTATGGTTAAACAATTGAAGAACAGATATAATGATCCTACAATTAATAAAAGATTTGCAATAGGTATTGACAGAGCGAAGATGAGGCTGTATGATGTAGAGGACAAAGCTCAAACTGATATAATAGACAAAGGAAACGAAGAATTATCTAAAAAGTTTGCAGCAAAATCGTTTAATGAACTAAAGTATGATTGACTTTGACAAATACACTCAATTTGTAGACGCTGTTACTTCTGACGAGAGTAAAACAGGTGGACACTTTCAAGATCGCTTGAGAGATTTATACTCTAAAGATTTTAAATCACATAGAGCATTGACTGCTGCACTAGGATTAAGTGCTGAGTCAGGTGAGTTTACTGAGATAGTAAAGAAAATACTATTCCAAGGTAAACCAGTTAGTCAAGAGAATTTATTTCATATGAAACGTGAACTAGGTGATATCATGTGGTATTTTATTCAAGCATGCATTGCTTTAGATACTACACCAGAAGAAGTCATTGAAATGAATGTAGATAAACTCAAGAAAAGGTATCCTGGCGGTGAGTTTGATGTACATTATTCGGAAAACCGTCTGGTAGGAGATGTCTAATGATTCAGTTAATTTCAATATGTCTTATAATTAGTATTATAGCAGCACTATACATTTTAAAAATTTATAATCCACACTAAAATGGCACTCTCACAACAAGTATCAGATTCATTAGATGATGCAAAGGCAAGTCTAAGAAATGCTCTCTCATTTGCAGCAAGAACTGAAGAACCATATATCAGTAAGCACATTGCAGATATATTATTATCAATAGACACTATCAAAGAAACTCATCAATATCTTTCTAACATTAAAGATATAATGGGAGAACGTGAAGATAAATAATTAGAAAGTTCGATGGCTACAAACGCTATAGAGACAGCAAAGCAAGAGAATGGATCGAAATTATTTTTTCAATCTGTAATTGAGCAAAATAAAGAACCTTCATCAGGAGAGATGAAAAAGGTTTATGAAGGTTATGGTGCTGAGTGGAGAGACACATATAGAAAACAAACTAATGCACTTAAGAAATTTTTAGGTGGTGCTAGAGGGTATGAATACTCAAGAGATAGAGGTATTATGCCTATGATAGAAGATATTGCAAAGAAACAATGTGGTGTATCTGTAAAGGATCGTTGGAATCCTATGGATATTGTTATGGTAAAGAAAACTCAAAAAAGAATTGTAGAAGAAAAGATAAAACAACTAACAAATGTAGATGGGATGTCTAAAGAAGCAAAATTGAACGTCCTAAACATGTATATGAAAGAGGCACTGAAACATAAAATTCTTATAGGTGTATCATTGAAAGCTATATCAAAAAATAAAAGAACTGCTACCGTAGAGTTGGCAAATGCAAATGGGAAAGCATCTCCTGTTTCATTAGATTTAGTTCCTAAGTCTCTTAAATGTAATCTAACCTTAGGTAAGAAAAAAAATTTTTTATTTGATACTGGTGAACTTGGTTTTGATATAGTTACAACTAAAGGTGGACAGGTTCATGGACAATCTAGAAACTTTCAATACTCTAAAGCAAGAAATTTAGTACAAACTGACCTAACACCTAAGGGAAAAGATGCAGGTGCTAAACTTGGAAAAGTATCAAGTGTTGCATTAGAAAAAATCTTAAAAGATTTAGGATTAAAGAGACCAGAATCTGCATCAAAACATAGAATGATACCTCCTGTAGGTAAATGGGAAAAGAGTCAAATTGATTACTGGATAGATTTGTATAAAAAATTAAAGTTATCTAATATGATCGATCTTGGTGAGGTTGCAGTATATGAAAATAGTCAGAGAATAGCAGAAGGTATTGAAGAAGTAATGGCATACGCTATAAATTATGAAACAAATGAGGCAGACAGAAGTTCTGGTGGTAGATTTTCTTCTAAGTTAATTGCTATGGAGTGGGCACATATATGGGTACAGATTGCAAAGAAAAAGAAAATGACAGAGTGGTGTACAGCACTATACTATGGTGCTAAAAAAGAATTCGGTAGTAGCAACGGTCCTTTCTTAAAAATTTATTGAGGACACTTATCAAACTGTCCACTGTGACTCGCATTAGGCATGAAAAACTGTTATAATATGGATATAAGACAGGACGACATGCCAAACAAACACCTCGAACACCCAGAAGATTCTATCTTTAATGGTCGTAGAGTTGCACTCAAAGCAATCACAGAGATGATCTCGTGTGAAACTGTTGGTATCAAGTGGGACGGTGCTCCTGCTGTGGTATTCGGTACTAATCCTGCCAATGGTAAATTTTTCGTAGGTACAAAGAGTGTCTTCAACAAAAAAATCCCGAAAATCAATTATTCCTTCGACGACATTGAGACCAATCACAAAGGCGATGTGGCAGACATTCTTAGGTTATTGTTTCATTTTGCTCCTCGTATCGATAGCATTGTTCAAGCTGACTGGATTGGTGTCGGTGGGTCACATTCTTACACTCCTAATTGTTTGGAGTATCGTTTTCCCACTCAAGTCCCTGGCTATATTGTCATTGCTCCACATACTCTTTATGAGCAAGTTTCTGCGGATTGTATTGGGCACATCGGGATTAATCTTGCTAGTTCACCTACTTGTTACTGTGTAAGTGCAACAGATGCATGGGCATTTGTAGAGAAAGAATTAAATTTTACAGATCAATGGAAGTCATTTATACCTGTGTTTAGATCTAAAACTCCTCATCCAAAAGTTGCACCTAAGATCAAGCAACATATCAATAGTTTCGTACGTGAAGGACATATTCCTGACGCACAGGAAATGTACGATTCGTTACCTGATAAATATAAGGGAGAGGTTAGTGTATATACCTTTAAGGCATGGCACTACATCTATCAACTGAAACAGCGTCTACAAAAATCCATCCGTGAAAGCGGTGATGTGGAATGCTATATCGATGGACAACCTTCAAAACACGAAGGTTATGTGATAAATTCCAAAACTCCATACAAACTTGTAGATAGACTAACCTTTAGCAGAGCAAACTTTAATCTTAGTAAAAATTGGAAGAATGAAAAAGTTTAGTGCTTTCCTAAAAGAAGCTCAAAAATCATTTGCAGCTCAAGAAGCAGAGAAACTCAATCTTACACACGTTGGATACGGTAAATATGCCGATCAAACTGGTAAGGTCACGCATATGAGTAAAGACGGTAAACTTACAAAGTTGACCGCAAAAGAATTAGCAGGAGGAGGAACCGAGAATGGAGGAGAAGAAACTGCAGGAGGCGAGGGTGCGGTCGATCAAGGTAGCATATCTATTACTTTTGGAAGATTTAATCCCCCTACTACTGGACATGAAGCACTTCTAAGTAAAGTAAAAGCTGCTTCTAAGGGAGGAGAGTACAGGATTTACCCTAGTAGATCACAAGATCCTCAGAAGAACCCACTAGATCCTGGCACTAAAGTTAAATTCATGAAACAGGCATACCCTGATCATGCAAATGCTATTCAGAATAGTGAAGACATGAGAACTATCTTTGATGTGCTTCAAACTCTTGATGGTGAAGGATATAGTACAGTAAATTTAGTAGTTGGTGGAGATAGAGTTAGTGAATTTAACTCACTAGCAACCAAGTATAACGGTGACTTATATAATTTTGATCAAATTAAAGTTTCCTCTGCGGGTGATAGAGATCCAGATGGTGAAGGTGTAGAAGGTATGAGTGCATCTAAGCTACGTAAGGCAGCTATGGATGATGACTATGATACATTTGTGTCAGGTATGCCAGAGAAACTAGGAAGAAAAGGAAAACAAGAACTATATAATACACTAAGACAAGCAATGCAAGTCCAAGAAGATCTTGATGATTTTCAAGATGCATCATATACATTACATGAGATTGCACCTAAGTTAGATCCTCAAGCACTTAGAGAATACTATTTCAATGGTCACATATTTAAAATAGGATCTCTTGTAGAGAATGTAAACACAGGTATTTCTGGAAAAGTTGTAAGTCGTGGTAGTAACTATGTCATCTTTGTTGATGAGAACGAAAGGATCTATCGTTCTTGGTTGAAAGACTTAACAGAGATCAACAAGATGAAATACTTTAACTTTACACCTGCAGGTGAGATAGGAACTGACGAGTTAGCTAACTATGCTAAGAAATTAACACCTGGTGAGTTCGTAAAGAAGATAAATAAAAAGGACAAGGTACTAAAATGACAATGAATACTTTCGGAATAAACAATCTTCCTGATATGACTGATGCCTATAAATTGGTACAGGAAAAAGCAAAAAAAGATTACGATGGTGACGGCAAGATAGAAAGCGGTTCTAAAGAACATGCAGGTGCTGTACACAATGCTATCCAAAAGAAGAAAGGATTAAAACCTGACGGAAAAGATACACGTAAGGAAGAAGTAGAAGTAGAAGAAGGTAGTGTCTATGGTTTAACAAAAGGAACTGGTAAACCAGGTGGTGCTATGAAAGCATACTTAGACAATAGGGCAAAGAAGTTAGAAGCAGAAAAGAAAAAACAAAAACCAGAGTATAAAAACAACCCTGCATTCGGTGATCCAAGTCATCATTCAAACAAGAAGATGAAAGAGCATCATGAGAAAGATGCTGATGGTAAAGTCATTGAGCATGAAGTTGAAGATACAGCACCTGCATCTGTTGAAGAAGGAATGAAGCAAGCACGTAAGAACGTTGGTGCTGACACATGTTGGGATGGATATAAAGCGAAAGGAACTAAGAAAAAAGGTGGTAAGGAAGTACCTAACTGCGTAAAGGAAGAGGAACTAACTGAAATTTCTGCAGACCTAGCACTCAAAGCTTCTAAAAAAGCAGAGGTAGAAAGGGGTAAGGCAGCAGTAGCAGGTAACAAAGAAAAGGCAATAGAAAAGATGAAGCAATCATCTAGACTATATGCTAAACAGGCAGCAAAACGTCGAATGGAGAAAGCATCATGATTTCGTTTAAGAAATTCAACGAAGCATGGGAAGAGTGGGAATCTCTAGTAGAAAAGGATGGACTATGGGATAACATCCGTCAGAAAAAAGCAAGAATAAAAGCAGGTTCTGGTGAGAAGAAAGCAAAACCAGGTGATAAAGACTATCCTAAGACACTTAATGTAGAAAATTATGGTGCAATGAGAAATCCTGAGAAGCATGCTGAAAAACCAGATAGTGAATTATCTTTTGAACAAAGAAGAAAGAAGAGAATGAATGATCCTAAGAGAGGAATCAACTCTCCTGCATTCAAAGAGTTCATGCGTAAACAGGGAATGTAATGCTATCATTTAAAGCGTATCTAACAGAAAAAAAATCTAAAGTTCTTATCAATCCTAAGAAGGATGACCTCAAAGAGGTTAAGAAAGAGCATGGTGAGGATTGCGATTGCATGAAGTGTGAAAAGGATCGTCGCAAGAATGATGTGAACGATGGTCCTGATGTACAGAATGAGGCAGCACCACTCGCAGGTCTTGCTAAAGCAGGTGCTGTTATTGCTAAGGGAGCAAAAGTTGCTGCAAAAGTAGGTAAGGTCGCTAAGAAAGCAGGAAAAGTAGCAGGAGTAGCAGCAAGTGTTGGAGCAGGTGTTGGTGCTGCAATGAGTTCTTCTAATAGTAATAACAATAGTTCATCAACTGTTGATGAAGCAAAGGTAGATCAAGGACGTAGTGACTATGGTAAAGCATCTATCAGAAACTACAGGAGAATGGGTCCTGGTCATGGTGATCCTGGCATGTTTGATCCTAGTGGTAAGAGAGGAAAGACTATTGATAAACGTAGAGAAGAGCACAAAGCACGTCGTGGTGTGAAAGGTGCTAAAGTTCCTGCATACAAAAGAGAAGAGACAGAAGTATATTGGTCAAGTAAAGCATTAGATCAGTTAGAAGATCTAAAAGAAAAGGATACTGCACTTGACATAGTAAAGAAAAAAATTATTGCTAAGTATGGTAAAGGTGCCATCATGAGAAAAGGGAGCAACCAACCTAAAAAGGTTAAGGGTGCTAAGTCTACTGCAGGAACTAACAAGTATAAGGACATGGCAGATCAGAAAAAACAAACTGCTGCTGATGCTAAGAAACGTGGGTTCAAAGATGTAAAATCTTATGTAAATACGATGGCAAGATATGGAGGAAAGGATAATTATGATAAAGGTAAGGGGTTAGGTACTTGACTTACCCTGCAACCGACGATACACCACATTATGATTGGTGGTTTGATAATGACATACCGAGAGCAAAGTATGGTGCATTACAATGTTGGATTTATAATGAAGATGCAAAGCCATGGATACAAGACTCCGATCTTACAATACATAATGCAATGTATACTATGGCAGGATTAAACCTTGCAATTATAGGAGGCGGTAGCAGTGGAGTGTGGTGAAGGTAAATACTTCTGTCATCAAGACCAAAAATGTAAACCAATACCTAAAGGTTATACAGTAACAATGCCAGATGGAACGTTAGTAAAAGAAGGTGCTGCTTGGACTAAGAAGGCAGGTAAAAATAAAGAAGGTGGTCTGAATGAAAAGGGCAGGAAGTCTTATGAAAGAGAGAATCCTGGTTCAGACTTAAAAGCTCCCAGTAAAAAGAAAGGAAACAAACGTAGAGCAAGTTTCTGTGCCAGAATGAAAGGTATGAAGAAGAAACTTACAAGTGCAAAGACTGCAAGAGATCCAGACAGTCGCATTAATAAGTCTCTTCGGGCATGGAATTGTTCTTACGAATGGCCGAAGGACAAAGAAATGATTGAAACAACAAGTTTAAAAAACGAAATCATAGCGAAAGCTCAAGAGAAACATAAGGCAGCAAAGGATAAGAAGAGATACAAACAAGTTGTGACTGCAGGTAAGGCTGCTAAGGAGAAAGTAGGTAAAGATCCCAGAGGTGTAAGAGCACTATCAAAAGGTAAGTGGGGATATGTCAAGAACAATAGTTTTACACCAGACTAAAGTAGCCTATATAGGGTAGAATTTGAATTTTAATTATGTTATCTTTTCTACTACCTTTTGCATCTAAAATTGTATCTGATGCTGTAAATAAAATCCCAGACGACTCAGAGTTGGGTGAAAGTCTAATCAAATTGTGTATTGTTATCCTAGAAAAAGCAGTTAAATTAACTAAAACTGACATGGATGATAAACTTTTAGAAACTGTAAAATCTGCTATAGAAACTAGATAGTTTTCTTGTCGTAGAGGCACGTTTTTTTATAAATAATTTGAGATAGAACGACAAATCAGGAGTATAACTATGGCACTTTGGGGTAAAACCGATGCTGATGAATCAAAGCCTAAGTGGGCGGTACGTGGTACTGGCGTAGATCCTCAAAACATCTTTGCAACTGCAGACGGATGGGTATTGAGACACTACAAAAATGCTGCGAAGACAAAGTATTGGGACGAGATCTTATGTTCCATAGATGGACTTGTAGGTGCAGGTGGATCTGGCACAAACACTCTTGGTAATGCAGACATCACTGCTGTATTCTTTGAAGAGAGTACATATGCAGCTGCTGCAACTGGAACTGTTGTCGTTATATACAACGAATTAGTTGACGTGACTAACGGTGCTACTCTTGTAGTTACTAACACTACAGATAGTGCATCTATTACTGCTACTGCTGCTGCACAGACAGGTACAAACCGTGTTGAATTTACATTCACATGTGCTGCTGCAAGTAAGGTACATACTATTGGTGCTCAGACAATCTCTGGAACTATCGTTGATGCAGGTACTTCAACAGCATCTGATAAGGTATTCGTATTAGGCGACACTATTGGTGCAGGTGGATCTGGATCTACTAAGACAATTACAACAACTTAATAAATGATTTTTGACGAACTGAATGAGGAGACCTACATTCTGTTCGCTATCAAACATTATGAGAATCCCCACTGTGTTACACGTGAGGATTTTGATGAAGATATGAAACGTTTTAAATATTTGAAACGACTTCTTAAACGTTATGTTAGAGGTGGTGCGTTAAGAACTCACCTGATTATAAATCATCTGATTATACTTTATAATGTTTTTGGCGAGGCAGCTACTCCCCTTCTATTCTTTAGATTAGAAAGGGAGTATTGGTCTATACTCAAAACTGTATTAATCTATTTGAATAAATATCCTGTAGGGATGCTTCCCGACCTTGATATAGATGATGATATCCAAAAGGAGATAGACAACTTATGAACGAAGAAATGCAGACAACTGGTTATACAGGTGCAGATGCGGCTACAGGTCCTACTGCAGGTTATGATCCTGTTCAACGTTTTCGTGGTAAGATAAAGAAGAAGGATGCTAAAAAACTCGTAGCACCTGGTAACAAATTGAAAGAGGGTATTGAAATGAAGAGTAGATTATTCCAATATAAGGTAAAGATACCTAATGTTGGTGAGACTATACTATTTGCGAATAGTCCTGCTGAACTTAAAATGAAATTGCGTATGAGTATCATGCCAAACCTTAGGTCTGGTATTGAGATTGAAAGAATTCTACCTGCAAATGCTGCAAAGTATTTCATGGATAGAAGAATGGATGCAATGAGAAATATACAGTCTGAAAGTAGTGAAGATCAAATGAAACAGCAGATGACGCAATCAAAAATTGCCATTGAGAAGAAGAAGATAATGCTTAAGAAACAACAGTTGCAAAAACAATTACAGTTAAAGACTCAGAACCTTAAGAAACAAATGAGATCAGGAGCAGAGCAAGACGAGACGAGGTAATGTCTGACATTAATTCAGCAATATTAGAAAGACTAGAAAAGGTCGTTGACTCGTTACAGGAGAACTCTGTAAAGATGGGTCAACTTCTTGCTGTACACAATGAGAAGTTAGATAAGCAAGATAAGATAGATGAAATACTATTTGAAAAGATAGATAGACTATCTGCTGATGTTAATAGAGAGACAGAAGCAATAAAGAAAGGATGCGAGAGGGATATAAGAAAGGTGGATGAGAGATTGAGAACTATAGAGAAAAAAATGTGGTCTATAGCAGGTGGATTGGTAGTAATATCATTCATATTATCAGTGCCAGGTATACAAGTTATGAGAAACTTGACAAATGACAAAGAAGTTAGTACAATAAGTGGGTTAGTAGTCCAAGATATTGAACGAGTTCGTTGATGCACACTATGTCACTTTACTTTCTGGTAGACTAGACAAGTTTACAAGGAAAAAAGCAGACCTATACAACTTTCGATGCCCTTACTGTGGTGATTCACAGAAACATAAGAACAAGGCACGAGGGTATTTTTTTCGTCTAAAATCAGACATGGTATACAAATGCCACAACTGTGGTGTAGGTAGAACTCTGCCTAATTTTCTGAAGGATCAAGCTCCTGACCTCTATGATGAGTATATCATGGAGAGATATAAGAGTGGCACTACAGGTAAAGGATCATATGTTCCTAAACCAAAATTTAAGAAACCTGTGTTTGAAAAACAAGGAGACCTCAAAAGTATTGCTGATCTAAATAAAGAGCACCCTGCAGTAAAATATATAAATGCTAGACAAATTCCTCAAAAATATCACAAAGAAATCTTCTTCACAGAACGATTCTATCATTGGGTTAAGCAACAGAAACCATCGAGCACAGAAGTCTATGGTGATCAATGCAGAATCGTCATACCGTTCATTAAAAGAGATGAAGGAAAAGATAGATGGTTTGGTTTCCAAGGCAGAAGCCTCGATCCAAGAGACAGACTTAGATACATCACAGTGATGTTGGATGAAAACCAACCAAAAATATACGGTCTTAACAGAATCAATGAAACAAAATCTATCTTTATCGTCGAAGGACCTTTCGACTCGCTCTTCTTGGATAATGCGGTTGCGATGGCTGGCAGTGATATTGATTGCAGGTCGTTTGGTTGGAGCGATTATATTTGGGTTTTTGATAACGAACCTCGTAATAGAGAAATCGTCAACCGAATCTCCAAGTCAATCGACAGAGGTGAAAAAGTAGTAATATGGCCAAGTAATATTCAGCAAAAGGACATAAATGATATGTCATTAGCTGGACAGGATGTAAAAAATCTGGTAGAATCAAATATCTATCAGGGTATAGAAGCAAAACTTAAACTCAATAGTTGGAAAAAAGTATGACTCCTCAGGAGATAAACGTAATCAAGAGAGATGGAACTAAAACACCTCTTGACTTAAATAGAGTTCATCACATTGTTGAACACGCTTGCAAAGGTCTTGCAGGTGTCTCTGAATCACAAGTAGAAATTAATAGTGGACTACAATTCTTTGATGGTATTAAAACATCAGACATACAAGAGATCCTAGTCAGGTCTGCTAATGATTTAATTAGTTTGGAATCACCAAACTATCAATATGTTGCTGCAAGGTTACTATTGTTTAGTTTGAGAAAGCAAGTCTATCGTGGACACCCAGATCATCCAACTGTATTCAAAGATCATATACAATCATGTATAGATAGAAACTTATATGATAAAGACATTCTTAAGAAGTATACTGAAGAAGAGATAAACGAACTGGATAAGTACATTGATCATGGTAGGGATTACCTCTTTACCTATGCAGGTATAAGACAGGTTGTAGATAAATACCTAGTGCAGGATCGTAGTACAGGAGAAGTATACGAGACACCGCAGTTCATGTATATGATGATCGCTGCAACCCTTTTCCAAGATGATGATAAGTTCTATAGGTTAAAATATGTCAAAAAATACTACGACGCAATCAGCAAACACAAAATCAACATTCCCACACCTATCATGGGAGGGGTGCGAACTCCACTTAGACAATTTGCAAGCTGTGTTCTTGTTGACGTTGATGACACCCTCGATAGCATCTTTAGTTCTGACATGGCTATTGGTAAATACGTTGCACAAAGGGCGGGTATCGGTATCAACGCAGGTCGCATCCGTGGCATCAACGCTAAAATCAGGGGTGGAGAAGTACAACACACAGGCGTTGTACCTTTCCTCAAAAAGTTTGAAAGTACTGTCAGATG